GTACCGCCATATCTTTGACTCTTTGCATTTACCCAACTTCTCAAATCTTCTATATCCACTAAAGTACCAGCAGGAACTCCGTTATTAATCTCATCCCAATAATCTACACCATAAATAAGTAAATGTCCGTCCTTTATTTCTTCTCTAAGCGTTGCAACAGACTCACCACTTGCCAAACGCTTGTTAAACTCCATTTCTTCTTCAATGGCTTTTTTCAAAAAGTCACCCAGTTGGCTCATACTTCGTAATCCTTTAGTCTGTTTAGCACTCTTTCCATTAAGTTGTCATAACCCTCATAGTTTAAATTGTTAACCTTAATGTCAGTTAAATGCACTCCAAACTTTGCACCATTAACTTCCATTGTTACATCAACGCTAATCGTGTTCTTGTTCACTTGTAAATGAATGCTATCTTTGTTTGCCGAAATAGTTGGATTGTCTATTTCTATTTTAAATTGTTCGAATTTATAAGTTGCCATATTTTTATTTTATGTTAGTGATGCGCCATTCCAAGTAAACTGGCGAATAAATATAGTGCTTCTTGTTGTTCCTTTAGTACCATTTGTTAAATTAGTTCTATATCTATCTTTATAAAATGCTTGATTAGTATTCATATGGTAAGTTGTTGATGTATGAAAACTATCATCGCCACTAAACCCTTGATAAAATGGATAATCCCCTAATCCGTGTGTCCCACCATAATCAAAAATACTTAACATTTCACGAGCATTTGTAATATACCAATCTCCAAACCCATCAGTTGTGTAAGGCTGCCCAGCCATCCAAGTTGCCCAATCTTGAGTGCCTAAACTTAAAGTGCTTTTACTGCTTAAAATAAAGCCTAAAACATCTGTGCCACCATCCCAAGTAGACCAGTCTATTACTATATTACTGGTAAATGTTTGACCACCTAATACATCAGTAAACCTATCAGTACTTCCGAATCCGTTATTGTAGGGCAATGTAGTATAATTCACTAATCTACCACGCTGCAAATCGCCATCATCGCCAGTAGCATAGCTTGTAGTTTGTCCAGTTTTTAACGGCATTAATCCTTTTGCAGAACACCCAGCAGATGTGTCAACTACTATCTTATTTCCCACTACGCTATCTGGAGTAATCGGTGCATCGCTTGTATCAACAAGTTCGATGTCTTGGTCTTTTACGCTTGGCTTGGTTAGAAATGCGCCACCATTTAAAGTAATATCTTCATCTGGTAGTTCTAAATCTCCACCACTTGCTACGTTAACATCGTATGAATCATCACTATTGCTTACTCTTGCATCTCCACCGCCCTGCGTTACTACTATTTCATATCCAGTAAAAGTAGCATCGTTGATTAAATCGCCGTCTTGATTCTTTAAGATAAGTTCTAAATCCATGTTACATGCTTGGGTGTATCTCAACACATCGTTAAAATACACTTGCACTTGACTTGGTGTAGGTGCTATCTGCTCTGGGTCTACGCAGAAATCACGCTTAATAGAAATATTAACCCGGAAATCAACAGTTAAAAACTCATTTATTCCTAACCTTTCAGCTATTGGAATTTCCTCTGTGCTTATTATCTCTAAATAATCGTCCCCACTCTCAAACGGCATGGCTTGTAACCAGTCGTAAAAATACGTTCTAAGCGCATTTTGTTGGGTAACTATGTAATCACGTTGGTATGTATCTGTTTCTACTCTTACGCTATCGGGAAACGTCGTTATCAAGTAAACATTTAGGCTCATCTCTGTGCCTACTTCGTCAAAGTTATTGGTTTCGCCACTATAACGCCACATAAGGCAAGGCATAGTTTGCTCTAACAATAAGTTGACGTCAAAAAGTGTTTCTATCTCTGTATAAGTAAGACCATTATCTATGGCTTTATCTCGTATTCTATTCCTTAACTCAAGCAAGTTCATATCTCGGTAAATTTAACTATTCTAAATTACAAATTTTTTAATTATTGAGCCGATGCACTCTTATATTCAATAAAAGCCATAACCTCGTCTAATCTTGTGTTCAGCACTTGGTCGAATCTGTTTAAATCCTTTCGCCAAAACTTCCACCACGCTACATCGTATGAAAAGACTCCAGCTTCTGCGACACTTGCGAATAGAGGATAGTAGCCCAGCTGACTAAGGTACTTGTTAGCCTTTCCATTTCCTCTACTACTGCCAAATGTCGCTGGGTGTCTATTTTGTAACTCCTCAACGAACTCAACAAAAAAAAAGCGCACGAGTAAAATAAATCCATTCTGCCGTACTTCTTTAAGAACTCAATACGCTGATTAATTTCTTCAAGGTCTTGATAGTACTCTCCGTTTCGCATATAAACCGCAGCAATAAGTAATCCTTTCTCTGCATCGTTATATTCCTCGTGCATAGCAAGTAAACTCATCACATCCATAAAGTCACCACAAGTACCTTGCTCAAATTTCGGTACACTAAACTTCTTGCCCTTTATATTAAAGTTGCGCTTTGGCTTTTCTTCACTTAACCAGCCAAACTGAATTAAAAACAAGTTGTTGATTTTATTATAATCTACACTCATTAACTCATCGAGGGTAATTCCTACACCTAACGCTGCGATAGTTCCGCACATAGACTCTATGCCCTTTGCTTGGCTTTCTTCAAGTTTACCCTCCTCAAATAGTCTATTAGCCTCTACTGCTAACTCTACATACTTGTAAGCGTTATTCCATTGCTCAAGAGTAACCTCGTGTCTGCCAGATGGTAGCTTAACTATTTTTTTCTCTTTGCCGTTTGCCGTTATTCTGTATTCGTTCATCTTCTATCTTTGCAAGTAATTTATACAACTTATTTTCATCCCTTAAATTAGGGCAGTTATTTAGCTTTTCAATTAGTTCTAATATCTGCACCTCTAACTCAATCATAGGTACACTTTTGGTTTAGCCTTTCCGTAATTATACCAAACGAAATAACCCATCGCATCCGTACTGTGGTTGATGCTCTTGTCTGGCTCGTCGTTCTTATATCCTATCGTTTCTAAATGCTCTGTAAAGATAGGGCATTTATAGGTATTTATAAAAACCGTTTGATTTTCAAATACCTTGTTCATCGTGTTAATCCTATCTCTTACAAATGGATTGCTTGTTAGTGCCTTAATTCCAAAGTTGTACTTCTTAAGTATATTGATGTCTGTTTCTGCTGCGCTTGTTTTTCTATTCTTACCACTTGCATCCGGGTACACTATTACCCGGTTATTCGGAAAGTCTTGCTTTATCTTACTCGCTACTGCATCAGTGTTGTAGTAATTGATATATTCCGCTACCGCAGTTGCCACTCCATTGTCTATCACGTTTACAATAGCGCACATTTGATTAATGTTAAAGTCCATTCCAACGTGCAATATTTCGCCCTCTTGTGCTTCTCGGTCGGAATGGTTATTTACTCTGTCAAAAGCATAGTAAACATTCCCGCTTGTTATGTTTACAAACTCGCCATTCAAATAAGCCTCTAATTCCGTAGCTGAATAGATGCCTTTTAAGGTTTCAATGTACGCACTTGGCAGATATGGGTTATCTTTTGTTCTCGCTTTAACCAGCACTCTATTTTCATCCTTATTTTTAACGAAAAAGTCGTACATAAATCTAAACCCCTCGGGAGTGCTTACAAAGTCTAACGAGTTATGGTCTCCATTAGGTAGTTTCTTCCTATTCCTTGCTACTACGTTAACTAATACTTGGCGCATTTTGTCCTTTGGCGGTATGTCTGCCTCATCTATTAAGCTATACCCTACCTCATACCCAATTATGTATTCTGGACTATCAATAGAACGCATTATTATCTTACCATATTCGGTATTAAACTCCTTATCCGACTTATTAAGGTCGTAAGTGATGCCCATTATTTGCAGGTACTTCTCAAAGTTAGGGAATGCGATGTCTTTTATTAGGGAGTACGTAGGTAGATAATAAGCTACTGAGATATTCGGGTACTGCTTCTTTTTTTCAATAGTCTTAATCGTAGCTGCGATACTTTTACCACTACCGAAGCCAGCAACTAATCCAGTATGTACTGCATTGCTCTTTAAGAATTTAGCTTGATGTGGTAGTATCCGAATCATTAACGATAATATACTTAGTTGGCTCAACTACTTTTGTAGTTTGTTCCACATAAGACTGGTTAAGTTTTTGGTGTTCTTCTGGTGTTGCTATTAATCTGTATAAAGCCAATAACTCACTCGCTCTATTTGACTTCCATAGCTTTGCTCTAATGCTTGATTTTGTCTTTATCTTGTTATCTTCTAATAAATCTTTAAGGGTGTGTAATTCGTTA